GACAAAACAAATTGAAGGCCAGTTAAGGGGCGCTAGAGGTGAAAAAAAGAAAAAACTACAAATTAAAAAGAAACCCAACAGCAAAAAGTCTAAGGTCTTCAAAGTTTAGTCAAAAAGTGATACAATCTAAGAAATTGTATAACCGTAAAAAGGACTTAAATGGCAACTTCAGGGACAACTAGTTTTAACCTAAATATTGATGAAGTAATTGATGAAGGTTATGAAAGATGTGGTCTTAGCACTACTTCTGGTTATGAGATGCGTTCTGCTAGAAGAAGTTTAGATTTATTATTTGCTGAGTGGGGTAATAGAGGTATTCACCTTTGGAAAACAGAATTAAACGAAATACCTTTAGTGTCTGGTCAAGCTGAGTATGCAGTTGATTCAGATGTTAACGATGTATTAGAAGCTTATGTATCTTCAAGTGCAGCAGCATCAGATGGAGTAAACACACAAGATGTTTCTTTGACCAAAATCGATAGATCAGCTTATGCTGCATTACCTAATAAGTTAGCATTAGGTCAACCGTCACAATATTATGTAGATAGACAAACCACACCAAATATATATTTGTATCAGGCACCTGATTTAAATACATACAACACATTAAAATTTTATGTGATTAAAAGAATTGAAGATGCTGGTGCATACACAAATGATGCCGATGTTGCATATAGATTTTTACCGTGCATGTGCGCAGGACTAGCATATTACTTAGCTATGAAAAAAGCTCCACAGCTTGTACAACAAAATAAATTAATTTATGAGGATGAATTGAAAAGAGCGTTAGATGAAGATGGTCAAAGAACATCTACATACATCACTCCACAATCTTTTTATCCTAACGGAGTATAATTATGCCAAAATGGGCTACAGGAAAAAGATCACAATCAATATCGGATAGATCAGGAATGGCTTTTCCGTACACTGAGATGGTGAAGGAATGGAACGGTTCTTTGGTTCATTATTCTGAGTTTGAACCTAAGCACCCTCAGATAAGAAGAAAATATAATGTATCCGATGCAATAGCTTTACAAAATTCAAGAAATCAAAAGTTTCAACAACCAACCCAAGAATTTACAGACGACCAAACAATTTCTGATTCTGGTGGAATTACAGTTGCAGTTGCTAATTTATCCTTACCAGGAGATTTTGCATTTATTAATCAAGGAACATCAGCTATGACTCCTGCTGATCCTTCCCTACAAAATAGAAGAAGACAACTAGATGCTTTAGTTGGTCAAGCGGAGGTTAGTATAACTTAATGGCAGTTACGTACGCAAATTTTTTAACACAAGTAAGAAATTACACTGAAGTGGACAGTAACGTTTTATCGGATAGTATAATTCAAGAATTTATAAGATCTGTAGAACTAGATGTTGCAGGTAAAGTTGATTATGACGATTTAAGAAAATATTCAACTTCTACATTTACTTCAGGAAACAGATACGTATCATTACCTGCAGATCTAACCATTATGAGATCTGTTCAAGTAATTGACGGCTCTACTAGAACTTTTCTTGAAAGAAGAGATACAAGTTTTATCTCAGAATATAACAACAATGCTGCTACAGGTTTACCTAAATATTGGGCTAACTGGGATGATTTTAATATACTTGTGGCTCCTATACCAGATTCCGCATACACTGTACAAATCAATTACATTACAGATCCACCACAGTTTACATCTTCTAACAATACATTCTTGTCTACTTATCAAGAATCAATGTTGTTACATGGTGTGCTTGCTGAAGCTTTTAGATATTTAAAAGGACCGCAAGATATGTACAAGCTGTATGAAAGTAAGTATAATGAAGAAGTACAGAATTTTGCTCTTCAACAAATGGGGAGAAGAAGACGTGCAGAATATGATGATGGGGTACCTAGAATTAAGATACCTTCACCATCACCAAATACGTAATTTTAAAGGAGAACAATTATGGCAATAACAACTAACGCAATTTGCAATTCATTCAAAAAGCAATTGTTAGCTGGTGAGCACGATTTCGATAGCGCAGGTGGAGATACATTTAAATTAGCAATGTATACTTCAGTTGCAACACTAGGTGCATCAACAACTAACTATGCAACAACAAACGAAGTTTCATCACCATCAGGATATAGTGCTGGTGGAAAAGCTTTAGTAAACCAAGGTGTAAAAGTTTCATCAGGAGTAGCAATTACTGACTTTTCTGATTTATCATTTACAGGTGTTACACTAACAGCTAGAGGTGCTTTGATTTACAACACAACTACTGACGGTGGTACAAACACTACTGAAGCAGTTGCTGTATTAGATTTTGGTGGAGACAAGACTGCAACATCTGGAACATTTACGATCCAGTTCCCTGCATTCACAACATCTGCTGCAATTTTAAGAATTGCATAATAAATAGGAGTTAAAATGGCTTTGGTAGTAAACGATAGAGTAAAAGAAACCTCTACCACAACAGGTACAGGTACATTTGATTTAGCAGGAGCGGTATCCGGTTTTGAATCGTTCGTTACAGGTATTGGTAATTCTAATACCACTTATTACGCTATCGTTAACGAAAACGGTGAGTTCGAAGTTGGTCTTGGAACTGTAACCGATGCAGCTACAGACACTTTATCAAGAGATACAATTATCTCTTCATCTAACAGTGACTCTGCAGTAAACTTTGGTGAAGGAACAAAAAATGTTTTCTGTACTTTACCTGCTTCCAAAGCCGTTATCTTAGATTCAAGTGGAAACATTGTTGCAAACAATGGATCTAACTTAACAAATTTAAACGCAGATAATTTATCTTCAGGTACAGTACCTGACGCAAGGTTTCCTGCAACATTACCAGCAGCTGATGGTTCAGCTTTAACAGCTTTAAACGCAACACAATTAACTTCTGGGACTGTTCCAGATGCAAGGTTTCCAGCAACACTTCCTGCACTTAACGGAAGTGCATTAACAGATTTAGAAGCAACAAACATAGCAACAGGTTTAGTTCCAACTGCAAGACTTGGAACAGGAACAGCTTCCTCAACAACTTTTTTAGCGGGAGACCAAACTTACAAAACTATTACTGCAGATATTACAGGTGTCACAGCAGGGGACGGTTTAACTGGAGGTGGAACTACAGGTGACGTTACATTAAACGTTGGAGCCGGAAACTTAATAGATGTCCAAGCAGATCAAATAGATGTTGATCTTTCAGAATTAACTACATCTACATCAGACGCTGATGGAGATTTTTTTGCAGTAGTAGATGCTGCTAACGCACAGAAAAAACTTACAAAAGGAAATATTAATATTTCTGGTTTTAATAATGATAGTGGATTCATTGATGGATCTTCTTTGAATGCTTCAAATTTAGATTCTGGCACTGTACCTGACGCAAGATTCCCAGCTACTTTGCCAGCACTTAATGGAAGTGCATTAACAGATTTAAACGCATCAAACTTAGCAAGCGGAACTGTTCCTAATGCGAGATTAGACCAACAACTTCAAGACGTTGCAGGTTTAGCTGTAACAGATGGAAACTTCATTGTTGGTAATGGATCAAATTTTGTAGCTGAATCTGGAGCAACTGCTAGAACTTCTTTAGGGTTAGGATCGATTGCAACTTTAAACACAGTTACCTTAACTACAAATACAACTGGAAACTATGTAGCTTCACTAACAGCGGGAGCATTAATTGATGTAGGTGCAGCAGGAGAAGGAGCAACTCCGTCTATTGCTGTGGATTTATCAGAAGCAACTGACATGACTGAAGCTATGGTTGGTACAGATGAATTTATAGTTCTAGATGCAGGTTCACAAAAAAGAAAAGCAGCACAAGAAATTAATTTAAGTATATTTAATAATGACTTACCTGGTGACATAGAAGGTGTTACAGCTGGTAATGGTTTAACAGGCGGTGGAACTTCAGGGACTGTAACACTTAACGTTGGTCCAGGAACAGGTATTGATGTTTCGGCCGATGCGATTGCAGTAGATGTATCTGACTTCATGTCAAACGGTGTTAACAACAGAATTTTAACTGCTACAGGTGCTGACGCAATGAATGCTGAGGCTAATTTAACTTTTGATGGCTCTACCCTTACAGTAACTGGAACAGCGGCAGCTACTACATTCTCTGGTAGTGGTGCATCATTAACAAATATTCCAAACGGAGCTTTAGATAACAGCGCAATCACAATCAACGGAACATCTACAGCATTAGGTGGTTCTATTAACGTTGGTGATATTACAGGAGTAACTGCTGGAACTCTACTAGATGGTGGAGGAACTACAGGCACTGTTACATTAAATGTTGATTTATCAGAACTTGCAACTTCTACATCAAATGCTGATGGAGATTTCTTTGCTGTAATTGATAGTGCTAACGCACAGAAAAAATTAACAAAAGGAGATATTAATATTTCAGGTTTTAATAACGATGCAGGTTACACAACAAACACTGGAGACATTACAGGAGTTACTGCTGGTAATGGTTTAACAGGCGGGGGTGCTTCTGGTTCTGTTACCTTAAATGTAGGAGCAGGTACTGCAATTGATGTTGCTGCAGATACTGTTTCGGTGGACTTATCAGAATTATCTACTTCAACTACAAATGGAGATGGAGATTTTTTTGTAGTTGTTGATACAGCAAATGCTCAAAGAAAATTAACAAAAGCAAATATTGCAATCTCAGGATTTAATAATGACTCTGGATTTACAACAAACACTGGAACTGTAACTTCTGTTTCTGGTGGAAATGGATTAACAGGATCAGTTACAACTTCTGGATCACTAGCAGTTGGCGCTGGAACAGGAATTGATGTCACTGCTGATGCAGTTGCTGTTGATGTATCAGATTTCATGACTAATGGCGCTAACAATAGAGTTCTAACTGCAACAGGCACAGATGCTATGAATGCAGAAGCAAACATGACATTTGATGG